GGAACGACAGGAAGCACCATAACATTAAACTCAGATGCTACTGTAACTTTGGGAACTTTACAAAGCGTTAGTCCTAGCACTTACCAGTCAGGATCAAATACTTACACAGCTAGTATTTTGTCGCCTAGTGGTTATTCAAATACTGGAACTAATATAAGTTGTACAGATACAGCTACAGGTTCTGCATCAGGATTGCCTACAAGTCCCGGAACTTTAAACACTACGAGGTGGGCTATTATGTCTTCCTATAATTCGACAAATATAACTTATGTATATAATAGCGTAACATACTTAGGAGGATTTACTGACACATTAACTGACATAACAAACTTTAATGGTACTAATGTTACTGGAATAGGGAGTAATTTTGTTCAATTTGATGGAGTTACTCCAATAGTAGGTAGCTATGTTGCAGATGGTTATGGAACTTTTTTAAGTAGCACTAGTATGGGATTCACAGGAGGTCAATATGCGGCATTTGCTACGCCTAAATACATGAGAGTTGCTGCAACTACAGTAGGCTCTTTTGGTGACCCTTTTGTAGCGTTCCCAACTTACAAAGTAGAACAAGCAAATGGCTACGTTCAAATAACTCAAATAATAACAACATAAAGATAATAACATGGCTAGAGAAATAATTAATGTAGGCACGACAGCTAACGATGGCACTGGTGATCCATTAAGAAGTGCATTCACAAAAGTGAACAATATGACTGCTGAATTGTATACAGATGATTCTTCAGATGTTAATTCAATTGTAGCAACAGCACCAATTGCAAGAGATAATGCAACAGGGGTTGTAACTATTTCGTTAACTGATGGAGGAATTAGTACTCAAAAAATTGCAGATGATGCAGTGACAGCAGATAAACTAGCTAATTCAATTAATTCAGAAATTACCGCTAACACAGCCAAGACTGGAATTACATCCGGACAGGCTAGTGCAATCACAGCTAATACTGCTAAAACAGGAATTACATCCGGACAGGCTTCAGCAATTACAGCCAATACTGCTAAAGTAACAAACGCCACGCATACAGGGGATGTTACCGGAAATGCTGCTCTAACTATTGCAAACGATGCTGTAACTTTAGATAAAATTGCGGATGCGGTTATTGTTATTGAGTCTGAAGGAATAGCGAGCAATGACAACGATACAACTTTACCAACTTCAGCTGCCGTTAAGGCTTATGTAGACAATACAGCTACAGGCGGAATTGCTGTTACTGTTATTTCTGGTAATACAAATGCAGCGACAGGAAACTTATACGTTTTAACAGCAAACTTAACTTTGACTTTACCGAGTTCTCCGAGCGTTGGAAATTATGTAAAAATTTCAAATCGTAGCGGAGTTGCTACTTGTGTAGTGGCTAGGAATAGTGAGAAAATAATGGGCGCAACTGCCGATTTAACTTTAAATAAACTAAACTCTGGTTTTGAAATGATTTACTCGGGAACGGCTGAAGGATGGATTTTAATAGGTGTCGAAGGAACGGCAGCTTAACAATAAATTAATTAATTAAAATAAATATAAAATGGCAGATTTTTCAAGTTTTTTTCCAGCAGCAGGCGGAGGCGGTGGTGCAGGATTTACAAATTCAAAAAAGTACAGTACACACAGAGCTTTAGATGATACTGATATAAAACAAGCTAATGATGGTATAGGGCCCGTAGAATTAACACCAACAGTTTGGTATGGCCCCTATAGAACTACTACCGATTGTGCAGTAAATGTTATAGTTGGGGCTAATGCTTTAGTTGGAGCTCAAATGTATCCTATAATTAATGGTTATCCTCCACCGGCTAATGTGGGTTATATTTCTGCACATCCTGCTATAACAAGTACAAGTACACAATATGCAATAACATTTACTTCCCCAGGTGTTCCTTATGCAAATCCAGGAACAGTTTGGCAACTAAGTCCCAATACGGTAGCAGCAACTCCAATTACAGTTAATCCTGCAACCGATTTAGGTTTAGTAGATGGTGATAAAATTGGATATTTTATGATTGGTGGAGGTAAAACAGGGACTAGTTATACAACCTATACCCGTAGAGGTGGAAATGGTGGAAATGTTTTGCAAGGAACAGCTACTATTGCTAATGCTAGTACAGATTTAATATTAACACCGGGTATTGGTGCCGGATTTGAAACTGAATCTACAATAACAGGAGGTTTGACTTTAAGTACTGCTAATGGTTTTAACGCCTTGGGTTACGGTGCTACTGTTAGTCAAATGAATAGCACAACACATCCCGGAATTAATGCTGCAGGACCGGGAATAAATCAATATGGATGGGGTGGTGGTGCTTCACAATCAGTAAACTGGCCGATTTTTCCCGAAACACCAGTTAATCAAGCGTGGCATGGATGGGGAAATGGTGCTTATAATAATAATGGCACAAGCAGTAATAATGGTGATGGAGCTATTATATTACACTATAATTAAAAAATAAATAAATATGTATTATAGAATTATAAACGGAATAGCAGGAATTGCACAAACAGACATAAAAGGATTTGAGGGTCTCTGGGCTGCAAATGTTGAAGGGTTTGCAACTGGCGATTTATACGATGAAAAAAAAGGTTGGAGTCATCCAGTTAAAACATCTAAAGAATTAGAAGCAGAGAGCAGAAAATGGAGAGACGAAGAACTACAAACAACTGATTCTATTGTAGCTATCACAGACCATTCTAATCACACCGCTTTAATGTCTTATAGACAGGAATTAAGAGACTGGACTGATACAAAAGATTTTCCTGCTACAAAACCTACTAAGCCATAAAGGTTTGGAAGATTTAAAAATAGGATTTATAAACATTTTTGCTCTAGGCATCAATTTCACTAGTATAAATGAAGAACTGAAGTTTTTGTCTTTAGCTCTAGCGTGTATTTATACGACCATTTCGATCATTCAAAAAATACGCAAATGAATTTACCTAAAAATGGTGTAGCAAAAGAACTAAGAAGCTATGCAGGGAGTCTTTTAATATTCTTCTTTATAGTTGGAATTATAATAACATTTGTACAGTACCCAGTTCTAGAGTCTAACAAAGAGATCGTGCTAATGCTAATAGGCTCAATAGCAGCTTCTATTCCTGTTTTAATTAGTGCTATTAGTGGCACTAGACCAGATGATGTGAATGCTCTTAAATCTACATTAGAAAAAAAAGACCATCAAATTCAAATGCTAGTTGATGCAAAGGATAGGCTTGAAGATATGGTCATAAACTTACAGAGAGAGATGCTGCAAAACCAAGACAATATGATGGACAAAATCATATTAAAAGCAGCTTTAGATTTTGATGATAAAAATAATCCACCTAAAAAACAATAAAATGATATTCCTTTCAATCTTAATATTAGCGGCAGTTGTTGTTGCTGTTTTAGCATATAATGGCATTTTAAATGATGCAAATAAAAATGGCATTCCTGACACTTGGGAAGATAAATTCAAAGAAGTAAAAAAAACAGTAAAACGTAAAAAAAAGAAAGATGAAAAAGCCTAAAATATGTCAATGCGGTCAATCAACAAATCCTAATGGATATTGCGATGGCACTCATTTAAAATAATATGTTACACTTTGAGTCTTACGAATTTGACTGCCCAGACCTACCTAATAGCGGCATTAACATGGACGATTCTTTTTTGCAGATGCTCGACGATGCACGTTCAATTGCAGGGATACCATTTAAAATTACATCCGGTTACAGATCAGTTGCCCACAATAAAAAAATTGGAGGTGTGCAAAACTCAAGCCACCTTATTGGAAAAGCAGTTGATATTTCTATTAAAAGCGGACAAGAAAGATACATTATTCTTAATGCACTTATACAAGCCGGTTTTAAGCGTTTGGGGATTGCCAAAACCTTTATTCACGCAGACTCAGACTCAATTAATCAGGGAGGAACAAAAGCAAATTCAGTTTGGACATACTAATACTGTAGGCAGTACTATATGGATAAAAAAAAATTTAAGGATACACAAGTAGGTAAATTTTTGCTTAACAAAATTCCTAGCGTAGTGGGGGCTATTGCAGGCGACACACCTGTTGGATCAGTTATACAAGCCATTATAGGAGGCTCTGACATGAATGATTCAGACAAACAAATAGCCCTTGAAAAATTAAAAAACGAAAGAGCAGAAATAGATGGAACAACTAAAAGGTGGGTGGCGGATGCTAAAAGTGGTTTTTGGCTAACATCTAATGTGAGACCATTAATATTAATATTAATCACGTTAAGCATAATTACTGGTTTTTTTTTAAAATATGACATTTCAAGTTTAACGCAATTAGGGCAAGTAATTTTTTCAGCTTATTT